CAGATGTAAACTGACAAATGGGGAAGAATTTAATTATGATAAGTTTGAAGGATGGAGAGAGCTAAAAGCCAAGTGCGATAAAGAAGATTTATTTTTATCAGAATTGCACTTGCAATATCGTTCTCATAAGGCTACTATAGATATAAGCGAAGCTGTTGATGGTGTATACTTGATTAGATCGCTATTAGGAGCGCTAGGCTCAGACTCTAAAGAATATTACACAGTAGGGCTTGTAAAGGGTTCTAATGTTTCTAAAAAAATGTGGATTACACCAGAACTTGTATTAGATAAAGAATATGAAGATGAAATTGAAAACTGCTTTGAAGAAGCAATCATCTATGACAAAACGAAAAAGAACTGACAAGAGCAAGTACAAGCATCAGACAACTGGTGATCACTGCACCTGCGCTTCCTATCTAGCAGAAATGATGTGCCTTCGTTTGGCAGAATACAAAAACGAAGGAAATCTAACATATAAGTTTTGGAATAAAAAACCTTGGGACTGGACTTTCAAGCAGCAGATGTTTGCAGCAAATAATCTCATAAAGAAATATGGAGAGAAAGCTGTAGTTAGAGCGGTTGCTAACCAAAAATCTGTATTCTCTTTAAAGAACAAGCGCTTGATACCAGAAATAATCAAGCAAACAAAACTTATAAAAGAAGAGGAAAGTAAACCTAGTCAAGAACTAAACGTAAAAAAAGAAGCAAAGACTAGAAAGAAATCATACGGAAAGAAATCTGGATTAAATAAACTTAGAGGACTAGACAATGGCAAAGAAGAAAGCCAAGAATAAATTTGAAGACGATATTGTTAGCAATCAAATCATCAGTAAGTATGGGGATATTGTAGAACAAGGAACAAAAGTTCTTGCAGATTTGCAAAACTTTAATACAATTGGTATATCTCCAGCGCTAGACTTAGCTTTGGGTGGAGGACTAAGAGAAGGCAGTGTCGTTGTCATGACGGGAGACCCAAAGACCGGCAAGACTACTACATCTCTATACTTCGCTGCCAAAGCGCAGGCAGCAGGCAAAAATGTATTCTACTTTAACACAGAGGGTAGACTAACAAAAGAAAACTTTACAGGAATAAAAGGTTTAGATGCAAGCAATATTAAAGTCGTGCAGGCAACAGACAACCAACCTGTGGTATCCGCTGAGACATTTCTAAACACCATAGAAACCTACGTCAAGAATACTCCAGAGTTTGTTGCTATCATCGACTCTGTTTCTAATATGGTTCCGCAGGATGAGCTAGACGGAGAAGTACGAGGTGGGGTCAGGGCGCAGCTACCAAGACTCTTGTCCATGTTCTTCAAGCGTATTAGCAATGACGTAGCAAGAACCAAGGCGATATTAATTTTTATCACCCATAACATAGCAAATACTGGTGGCTCTAGATGGTCTCCAGCGAAGATGGCAGACGCAGGAAACATGCTGCAATATCAAGCTGGCACAAATATGGTTATAACTCACAGAGGAAAGTGGGAAGAAAGTGACGATCAAGGCAATGACGTTGGGCAAGTTGCAAACTGGGTTGTTAAAACCTCTGCCGCTGGAGGTAAACCAAATACAAACGCTGTGTCGTACATCAGATATGGCACTGGGATTGATGAAGTCAGAGAGCTTTGTGAAATTGCAAACGAGCTTACATTTATCAAACAAACAGGTGCTTGGTATACAATTACAAGCGCCATAGGATCTGAAGACAAAAGAATATTGAAACTATTGAAAAAGAATGAAGTGGCAGACGAATAGAAGAGAATGAAGAAATACAAGACTTCCTGTATGATGAAATTAAAAGTGTGCTATGAAAGTTGTAGGATTAAACGGCAGAGAATACAATGTAGACTTAAAAAAATATATTGTAAGAAAAGATGACAAGACCGTTAAATCTAAGTATCACTTGGCAGCTAGAGAGTTGCTACATGAAATGTTTTCAGGGTACACAATTATTGAAGAGATGAAACTACCGGGGTCAAGAGATCCAGCCAAGAAGTCTACTTTATTTTTAGACTTTTTTATCCCTAACTTACAGCTAGGCGTTGAGGTCCACGGACAACAACACTACAAATTTTGTAAGTTTTTTCATAAAACCAAGGCTGGGTTCTTGACTTCCCTTAAAAGAGACTTTATAAAAGAAGATTGGTGTAACCTAAACGGAATAGAGTTAATGGTATTAAAGTATTCAGATAGCGTAGAAGATTGGAGAAAACAAATTGACAGCCGCTGAAAGATTGAAAGAGTTTCTAGATGGTATTGAAGCATACGTAACAGCCAGAAACATAACGCCTACTAAGTTTAACCCCGAGTTTGCTATGGCGGAAACACTTAGCATGGAAGACTTGGACAGACTTAATCAAGATGAGTGCTTTGGTCATGCTTATCAACTGATGCAATACGTAGATCATGTGGGAACAGAACGCGCTCAGTGTGAAAATGTAATACGCTGGTGTGATAACTCTTTGCAAAGTATTATATCAGAAGCGCTTACAAGCGGAGTGTGGGACACTTATGCAAAGCATGAAACTAAAGTTGCCACGATACTAAGGAACGATGAGTTAGCAAAAAAAATTAACGAATGGAAACTAACTGCTCAAGGAAGACTTGAAAATCTTAAATCTAGAGAGTATAATATAAGAAGGAAGGCTGATATACTATTTGAAAAAGGTAAAAGAAAATGAGTGATGATATTGTAAAAACACTTTTAGAGTCTTTGACAGATGAGCAAAAGGCCGAACTGGTAAAGTCTTTGATGAAATCTGAAAAACAAGAACCCGAACAGAAAGAAGAGGTGGTCTCTTCTGAAATAGAAGTAAATGAAGATTTTACTGTTACTAGAAAGATAAATGAATCGACAAGGAGAAATCCGGTGAGGGCTAAGAAGAACAAATGGGTTGACGATGGTAGCTTCCAACTAGAAGGTGAAGAAGAGTTTTCTTCAAACAGAAAAAGAACTTCTAGGAGCAGAGGCAAAACCAAGAAAGTTCAGCTTGAGTGTTCTGTTTGTGGAAAAACATACATGGAACATCCCAGTCTAATCTACGGAGAATACCACCGATGTAATCGGTGCGGGGGTCGATAATGGAATCCAAGTTGTTGGACTTGGGCGCAGAGAGAGCGGTTCTTGCCGGTCTCTTTACCTACGGTCTAGAATCATATGTTGAAATTAGCGATTTAATTGATCACAATAGCTTTTGTCATCAAAACAATCAGCTAATATACAAATGTATTGAAAAGATACTATCTAAAGAAACTGAGGTTGATCTACCAGCGTTACTGTCTGCTGCGGATCAGCTTGGTTTTTCTGAAACAATACAGACCAAGCAAGAGCTTGAGTACATTAATTCTTTGATGGAGTTCCCAGTAAAGAAAGATAATGTAATTCATTTTGCCGCTCAGATAAAAAAGTTTGAGTTTGCCAGAAAGATTAGAAGTCTTGCCAGCAAGATTGGTAGAGACATAGAAGAAATTAAAGGCGACGAGAATATTGATGATATTATTGGGATAGTAGAAAACCCAATTACAGAGTTTTTGCAAGAAGACGACACAAGAGATAAACCTGAAAAGATAGGCGAAGGACTAGAAGAATATGTTGACTTTCTTATCGAAAACAAGTGTGACCAGATCGGCATACCTAGCGGGTTTGACAGATACGATGCCGCTATTGGTGGTGGTCTTAGACGCAAATGTGTCGATCTAGTTTCTGCTCGACCTAAAGTTGGTAAGTCTGTATTCGGTGATAACGTTGCCGTGTCTGTAGCAAGAAAGGGTATACCTGTTCTGATGCTAGACACAGAGATGAGTAAAGAAGATCATCTAAACAGAATCTTGTCCAGTATGAGTGGAGTTCCTATTAGTGAAATATCTACAGGAAAGTTTGCGCAAGACGAAGAAAAGTTTATTGCTGTAAAAGCAGCAATGGATGAGATCAAAGACATACCATATACCTATGTCAGCGTGGCAGGAGCGCCATTTGAGAACATCTTAAACCATATCAAGCGATGGGTAATTCAAGAAGTCGGCACAGATGAGAACGGAAGAACAAATGAGTGTGTAGTTGTCTACGACTATCTAAAACTCATGTCGTCTGCTGGTATATCTGGAAACATTCAAGAATACCAAGCGCTGGGTTTCCAAATTACAAATCTTCATAATCTTGCTGTTAAGTATGACTTTGCATGTCTTGCGTTCGTTCAGTTGAACAGAGATGGTATTACAAAAGAATCCACGGACGCTGTAAGCGGTTCTGACAGACTTATCTGGCTGTGTACATCATTCTCTATCTTTAAAGAGAAGTCAGCAGAGGAATTAGCAGAGGATGGTCCAAAGGCAGGTAATAGGAAACTTGTACCTATTGTTTCCAGACATGGACCCGGAATGCAGGATGGAAACTATATAAATCTCAGAATGGACGGTGACTACGCAAAACTATCTGAGTTAAGAACAAGAGATGAGTTTATAAAATCTGGAACTGATGATGCCATAGAGGGCGCAGAACTACCTTTTGAAGAGGAACCTAATGAGCTATAAAGCACATTTCAAGGGCGGGCCAAAACATGGCGATACAGTCATATTAT